CCACAACGCATTACCACAGTCATACCGAAATCCAAAATACTGGATTCGGGTGAGGTGCTTGTCAAGTGGGGGCTGGAAGAAGCCCAAGTATTAAAGAACTTACGCATTAAGAATGTGCCATCTCCTATTGAGACACAATACGATTGGCCTGGGTTGTATAAACCATTTGACCACCAAAAGACAACGGCTTCTTTCTTGACCCTACATCGCAGAGCCTTTTGCTTTAACGAGCAAGGCACGGGCAAGACGTCGTCTGTAATTTGGGCTGCGGATTATTTAATGAATATCGGCATCGTCAAACGTGTGTTGGTGCTATGCCCCTTGTCTATCATGCAATCGGCTTGGGAGAACGACCTGTTTAAGTTTGCAATGCATCGCAGTTGTGCCATAGCCCATAGCTACTCAAAAGAAAAAAGAATTGAAGCTGCCAACAGTTCGGCTGAGTTTGTGATTTGTAACTACGACGGGCTAGAAATTATTAAGGACTGCATAGAAAACTTTGATTTGATTGTGATTGATGAAGCTAATGCATACAAGAACGTATCTACTAAACGTTGGAAGACACTCAATACTTCCTTGCGCCCTACCATGTGGGTATGGATGCTAACAGGTACACCCGCTTCTCAGTCGCCTACTGATGCGTACGGACTGGCTAAGATTATTAACCCATCAGGGGTGCCCAAGTTCTTCGGGGCTTTTAGGGACATGGTAATGCAACGCATTACAACCTTTAAGTGGATACCCAAAATTAGTTCTGAAAAGACTGTGCATGAGGTGCTACAACCAGCAATACGTTTTACCAAGGAAGAATGCCTAGACTTACCGGACATGACGTACGTAACTCGGGAGGTACCGCTTACATCCCAACAGCTAAAGTATTACGAAAGCTTACGTAAAAACATGTTGACCATAGCAGCAGGTGAAGAAATATCAACAGTAAATGCGGCGGCTAATTTAAATAAGCTTCTTCAATTATCTTGCGGTGCAGTATATTCGGATAGTGGGGAGATCGTAGCGTTTGATGCCAAGTCTAGGATGACTGCATTGCTCGAGGTTATTGATGAAGCAAGCCATAAAGTTATTGTGTTTGCACCGTTTAGGCACGCTATCGACATCATTGCAGAAGAACTTAAAGCAAATGGTATTGATGCGGAGACCATACATGGTGGGATAACTGCAACCAAACGTACCGATATATTCGCTAGGTTTCAAACAGAGACTAACCCGCAAGTCCTTGTAATACAACCGCAAGCGGCGGCGCATGGAGTTACGCTACACGCTGCTAACGTTGTAGTTTGGTGGGGTCCGATTACATCTATAGAAACATATTTACAGGCGAACGCACGTGTACACCGGGCCGGGCAGCGTAACCCTTGTACTGTTGTTCACATTCAGGGTTCACCCGTAGAGAAAAGAATCTACAAGATGTTGTCAGAGAAGGTTGATATTCATGCACGATTAATCGACCTATATAAAAATATTGTGCAAGGTACTTGACAAAGTACAAAGTAGTATTAATATAGTAGTTATAAATATAAGGAGTGCTTAATGAGTGAAGTAAATGCCGAGAGGCTGGCTAAGATTTACACAAAAATTCGTGCCAAACGTCTTGAGTTAGAAAAAGAAGTAGCGTCGCTACAAGAGCAACAAGACCTAGTTGCTAAAGAAATACTAGAGTTGTGCAAGGAACAAGGTGTGCAAACTATGCGTACGGAATACGGTACGATTTCAATGCGCACAACAAAAAGATATTGGACTAATGATTGGCAGTCCATGTACGGTTTCATCAAAGAGCATGATGCATTTGCGTTACTGCACCAACGTATCAACACTGCAAACATGAATCAGTTCTTAGAAGAAAACCCCGATCTGCATCCGCCGGGGTTAAATGCGGACGCAACACAAACTATTGCAATTGTTAAAAGATAGGAGAAGTGCATGAGTAATGAATTATCTGTATTAGGATCGGGTTTACCTAGTTATTTAAAAGAAACCCAGTTAGACGACACTACCAAAGCCCTGATGGGTGGAGGTGGTTCGGGTGGTATGAAGCGTATCTCCATCAAAGGCGGTGTATGGCGCATGATGGTCAACGGCAAAGAAGTAGCAAAGAACGAAGACCGTGCAATGAACGTAGTTATCGTAGCCGCTTCACCAAAAGTGTCTCGTACGTTCTATGCTAAGTCTTTTGTAGAAGGCGAAATAACTGCACCTGATTGCTGGTCTGCTGATGGCGAAGTGCCAAGCCCCAAGTCTGAGAATCCACAATCCAAGCGTTGCGTGGACTGCCCACAAAATGCCAAGGGTTCAGGTCAAGGTGATAGCCGTGCTTGCCGTTATAGCCAGCGTTTGGCGGTTGTATTAGCCAATGATGTTGGTGGTGAGATTCTTCAGTTAACATTACCTGCTTCATCTATCTTTGGTTCAGGCGAGCCAGGAAAATGGCCTTTGCAAACTTATGCCAAGATGATTGGTAGTAAGGGTGTACCCATCACTGCGGTTGTAACTGAGATGCGTTTTGATACTGATAGCGCAACACCTAAGTTAGCCTTCAAACCAGTCCGTGTATTAGATGCAGAAGAGCATGCGGTTGCAATTCAGCAGGGTCAATCTGCCTCGGCTAAGTCGGCTATTACTATGACGGTTGCAGAAGTAGATAACGCCAAGCCACCCGCTAAACTAGAAGCCAAAGCACAAGCAAAGGTTGAATCCGTAGCCGTTGAAACCGAAGTAGTCGAAGAGCCTACTAAGCGTACAACGAAGAAAGAAGAAGCCCCCGCTCCTAAGAAAGATATTTCGAAGCTGCTTACCGAGTGGGATGACGCATAATGCCAAAGGGATATTCGCTTCTGATGGCGGATGAGATCAAGTCCGCCGACTCCCAGCTATTAGGGGTTCAACTAGGTAGGGTTTGTATTAATAAGGATATACCCGTATCTGACGTAGCGAGTTTCTTTGGAGTGAGCCGAATGACTGTATATTCTTGGTTTCGAGGTAAATCTATAGTCTCTGGCAAACATGCTGAGAAGATGAAAAAACTAGTTGATAAATTGAAATAAGCTTATGAGGGGGGCTAGGTTAGCTACCGAAAAGGGTGTATGCCGTCACACCCCTGCCCATTCCTTTTTATAACAACGACGGCTCATATAGGACGGCTATGCTTTCAAGGACAGAGTTTCTTTCTTTAGTATTACCACCCCTACAGGAAGGGGAAAATTACTGCATTTGGGGCAATGATTCCCAAGGCAATATAAGACAGAAGTTTGTAAGTGGTATCGAAGAACTAAGTGCTAGAGCAGATAAGCTACTAGAAGATAACTACAACGCATTCTTTGCACTGGCTAAATTTGGTTCTGCCGATCAAGGTCGGTATGCAACTAACGCACTAGAACTTAAGTCTTTCTTTATTGATTTGGATTGTGGAGAAGACAAACCTTACTTAACACTAGACGACGGACTAGTAGCACTACGGCAGTTTTGCAAGACTGTTGGACTACCAAAGCCAACCATCATTCAATCGGGGCGTGGTGCACACGTATATTGGATTCTTGACACGGCTATAACACGGCAGGAATGGAAGCCCTATGCTGAACGGCTCAAGGCTGTCTGTGTAGAAAACAACTTCCATGTTGATCCTGCGGTACCAGCGGACGCCGCTCGAATTTTACGGATTCCTGAAACGATGCATTTGAAGGATATTACTAATCCTTTACCAGTGCAGATTTTGTACGTAGCACCAGCCGTATCACTTAGTGCTATAGAAGGAATCCTAAAGCCAACGGACGACATACTTAAAGCTATCGAGAAGTCTGAGTTCAAGCGCCCCATGGATGCAGTAACGATGGCGCTGATTGGTAGCAGTCAATCACGGTTTAAGACCATCATGCTTAAGTCTATTGAGGGTAGTGGCTGTAACCAACTGTTGCATATTTACGAGAACCAAACTACGATAGAGGAACCCCTCTGGCGGGCAGGGCTATCTATTGCCCAACAATGTGTGGATCGAGATAAAGCGATTCATAACCTATCTAAAAATCATCCCGAGTACAACGCAGAAGATACTGATAGGAAAGCCAATGAGACCAAGGGCCCCTATACCTGTGAGACATTTAAGAAGCTAAATCCTAGCGGGTGTGAAGGTTGCCCACATAACTTTACTTCCCCCATTCAGCTTGGCAGGGAGATAGTTGAGGCGGAAGAAGAGCAGTCGGTCATGGAGATTGAGCCTATTACCAAGGAACTCAAAACCTACACCATACCCAAGTACCCGTACCCATTCTTTAGAGGCAAGTCAGGCGGTATCTTTTTACATAAGAAAGCCAAAGAAGATGACGAAGAGTTTGATGACCTTGTGTATCCGTATGACTTCTACGTAGTTAAACGCATGGCAGACCCCGACCACGGTGAGACCATACTGCTTAGATTGCACTTGCCTAAAGACGGAGTACGTGAGTTCATCATGCCTTTGACTGCGGTGCTGGCTAAAGAAAAATTTAGAGACACGGTTGCATCGTATGGCGTGACCGTATTAGGTAAAAAACAGGATGAACTTATGTCATATGTAACCAAGTGGGTAGAGGAATTGCAGCTTACGTCAGGGGCAGAACAAGCCCACAAGCAGTTTGGTTGGTTAGAAAACGAGAGCGCTATTATTGTTGGCGATAGAGAAATCCGTGCCACAGAAATTGCATACAGCCCTCCATCTGCACCGACGTTGCCTATTATTCCTTTGTTCCAACCTAAAGGAGATTTTCATGTTTGGAAAGATGTTGTCAATGCTTACTCGAGAGAAGGCATGGAAGCTAGGGCGTTTGCTTTTTTCATGGGTTTCGGGTCTCTTCTTATGCGCTTTACTAATCTTGACGGTTTTCTCCTTAATCTACTTAGTAGGGAGAGTGGTAGTGGCAAAACCACCGTCTTACACGCAATCAATTCCATATATGGTCGCCCAAAGGAACTACTCATGTCACCTAAAGACACTTACAACTTTAGGATGCAAAGACTTGGCACCATGCAAAACTTGTGCGCCACGCTAGACGAGATAACCAATATGCCTCCTGAGCAAATGTCCAATCAGGTATACGACGTTACGTCAGGTAAAGGCAAGAACCGTATGAAGTCCCAAGAAAATGCCGAGCGTTTGAACCATGCTAAGTGGGCTTTGGGTTTAGTCAGTTCATCAAACAGGTCCGTAACCGATTCGCTGCTATCTATAAAGAGCTTTCCAGAAGGCGAGTTAATGCGTATCCTGGAGCCCCATGTAAAGCCTGATCCATACGATGACCCTACTTGGTCTAAGCAACATTTCGGTAGATTAATGGGTAACTATGGGCACGCTATCGAGCCGTATGCTCAAGCGTTAGTTGGGCAGTTGCCTATGGTTTTAGCAAAGATGGCTGAGATCCAAGCCAAGGTGGACTCGCATGCAGAGATTAGAAGTACAGAGCGGTATTGGTCTGCCA